TCAGTAACAGGTTTAATTGGACCCATAGTTCCAGAAAGGCCTTGCCAAAACTCGTCGTGTACTTTATTGTAGTCAGGCATACCATTACGAAGCAGTTTGCAGTAGATGCAAACGGTAATGTTTACACCAGCGGCTTTTACACTTTTGATTTCGTCAGCCTTGTAACCATTTTCTTTCATCCATGCTAGAACTTCTGGTAGCAAATCTGCAGGCTTGTAATTGTCGTAATAAAAGTCACGAGCAGAACGCACAGCACGGTGATACTGTTCACCTGGCCAAGTTTCCCAACCTTCAAAGCTAGGACCTTTGATTTTGGATCCTTGGCGTACAGTGGGCGCCAACCGAGCTTTCTTTTTTGGTACTTTGATTCCGACTTTGGTTGCCATGCTTTACTCCTAACAGTTGTGTAAGTCGTTAGTATATATGCTTATCCAAAAGAAGTCAACCTTTTTTGAGTAAAAAGTAGGTTAAATGTTTGCCCGAGAGAACACCTGTTATTACTACATTATAGCCCAATGAATGGTGATCTATGTTTGTGTGCCACTCTATGTCTGTGGCATTTTTCATACACCACTGACCAATTTCAGTTTTTTGCCATTCACTTATTGGAAACGCGGCATATAGCTGTGGGTCTTCTACATCGCCCATGCTAAACTGGTATAGAAGAACTTTACGCCGTTCTTCTATGTTATTGCCAACTATATGATAAGTAGGTTGTCCTAACCAAGTCACGTCGATTCTTTTAATGCTTGGAAAGTCAAATCTCGAGCATAGACATTAGCTATGGGTTTAATCCAGCCAGCATTAATTGCTGTAATAAAAATACTTTTATATTCAGCTGGACAATTTTGACTTATTTCAAAACCTGCTCTTGGTGCGACTACAAGTCCGTCAGTGAGCATAAAGCCCGGCTCACCTTGTTTAATTGTTTTTAATTGACTGTGTGTTGTATTAATTTTCATTTACTATTTCGCCGAAGCGTCCTACGAATGCTTCTTGGCGACAGTTATATTCTTGTAGTGTTTTAATGTTTTTATAATAGACCCATGGGTCTCCTTCTTTTTCTATTACGTCAATAACTATAAATGTGTTGTCAACTGTCTTCCATCTGCTGCCAATTTTTATCATAACTTTTCATCCTTTTCAAATCCTCTAAAAGTTTTGAACCTAGGAAAGCGAAGGCTATATGTACCGTCTTGATTTTGTGTTACGGCGTCTGCACGGACTTCCACCAAAGCACTAAGAAGATCATTACGACTAGTCCAAAAACTGGATCTTTGATCATCCGTAAAGCCACTGCCAACATTGACCCTAATATCACGCCCATCATCCGCGCCACTGCATACAAAAGCCCCAAGTCTTCCTTCATTTTTTCCGGTTCCTTCTTCTACGGCTGTAATACTTAATGTTACTTCTATAAATGGTTTAGCTTTGAGCCAACTGTGGCTCCGCTTGCACTCGTAGGGTGCATCAACATCCTTGATCATAACACCCTCATAACCACCGTCTACAGCACGTTTATTCAGGTCTACAAAGCGTTTTTGTCCGTCGGGGGTGTCTAAGTCCACAGTTTCCCAGTCTAAGCATTGGACGTGTGGCAGAAAAGCCACATGTTTTGAAACCCAAGCCTGAACCATTTGACTGCGGACACTCTGTGGCTTTTCCCATACACCTTTTTGGAAATCCTCTAATGGACACATGTCAAACAGATGCAGTACTGCATCGCTTGCGGCAACATTGTCCTTACGGTGAACCTGCTTCATTAGGTCCTGAAAGCTGGCGCTCATTACTTCGCCGTCTAGCACTAGGTCATAAGCTGGCGGATTAAATTTTACTACTTTAGAAATTTCGTCTGCGATGTGTCCAAAGTTATGAAACTCTTTACCATTGCGGCTAAACAGTTCGACTCTGCCGTCAACACGAACTACAGCAATGACTCGAACACCGTCTAGTTTAACTTCAATCTGTTTCTTGCCAGTCATCTTCTTTTCGTGATTAGCTGAGTCATGCGCAAGCTGACATTCAAAGATTGGAATTGTGTACTGCGGGAATTTTTTAGCAACCTTGTTTACAGTCTTTTCCGAAACACCGCAACGCAAATCCTTAATAAGGATGCGTCGATAGAATCGATTCCACTGTGATGCTGTAGCTGTGTCCATGCATAACTCGTCTAGTCCTTCTTCCATAGCCGACTCGAGGATACCTTCTTTATTAAGACGGCTAGGGTGATCTTCTAAAGCACCAATAATGTATTCGGGTTGTGTACGCATATGTCCTCAGCTAAAGTTAAAATGGAATTCTTGTGCAAAGTAAAGATTGCCAGGCTGATCCTCACTGTTAACTAATTTTAACACCATTTCAGGTAAAAGTCTACCAGATCTGGTTAAGAAGTCTTCCTTGCTCAAATTCTCTGCGAAATGAATATAGAAGTCTCCAAATCGTTCTTTGAATTCTCTAGCCGCAATAAATTTTTGACTATGCTTTAGTTTGCCTGGAACATACACCATTTTACCTGTTTCGTCTGTAACAAAATCTGGTTGTACTTCGTAGTCATCTTTTTTTGGATATGCTCGTGTGATTAGAACGCACATGGTGCGCCCTTCTCCAGTACCTGCATAGTCGCTAAATATATATTGATATAGTTCACTCATTTTGCAGTCTTTCAATTTCGTTAGCGGCTTCCTCTAAGAGATCCGCAATGCGATCATTGGCACCTTCTTGCACTGATTTACGATCTTTAATTTGCCTACGTATTTCTGCTCGCTTACGCAAACGAAAAACTAGACTCTGTTCTGCTACTGGTAAATGACTTTCGTCCTTCATTGTAATGGTACCTTGATGTTGCACTCAACTACCCAATCTTCAAATCGAGTATGCTTGGTTACTTCTACTCCTAGTCCAACTGCTTCATTTACAAAATGCTGTAGTAGTGCATTATACAATTCGTCGGGCATAGTTTCTTTATCAAATTTAATTTTCATATACGTTTACCTAAAATGAATCCCCGTGAGTAGATGATGAAAGCCTTGAGAGCTCTCATCATCTCTCGCCAATAGTACTGACGATATGTCATTTGCTGATATTCTTTCTAGCTTCAGCTAATAACACAGGATCGCCCTTAGTCATTACTTCTAACAACAATCTCTTTTCTTCTAAGTATGTTCTAGCAAACTTTTCATCGTGTGCCATAATACTACGAGTGTTAGAGATTAAGTCAGCTAACTTTACTGTTTGCGCCGCTGCCGGTGCCATAGCAGAGTGTGCCCTGTCAATAGCCTTGCGCACAGCTCGATTGCCTTGTTCAGGACGACTAACATCAGTTAACCATCCCACTAACTCTGCAACTTCGTCTCCGAATTCAGCACGGATCACTTCGTTAGTAACACCAGTGTCTTCTACAACATCATGTAACCAAGCCGCCGCTAACATTGCGTCAGTGTGAGTCACTGTACTAACAATGCGAACAACTTCAGCAGGGTGAACGATGTATGGTTCACCTGTGTACTTACGAAGTTGAGCTACAGCTGAATGTGCCGCTGTTGCAAATACCCTAGCTCTTTCTACGATTGTCATAATCACTCCTTACATAACAGTGGTGTGGTGTCCTTTAACCTTGCCAGTCATTGCATCAGCAATGGCTCGCTCCATAGTAACCGCAATCATTCCTGTTGCATCCATACCCATGTCTCTTGCACGATATTCTTCTAATCCACTCTTGCCACCGTGTAAGTGACCATGAAAGTGAACAGCACCTCTATGCATTTGATCCCATTCTGCAATAGGATAGTGAAACATTACTACACGAGTCTTTTCGTAGTTAATGCACAAATACGGATGTATTTCTACAAAACATCTACGAAACACTGGATCATTTAACAGTTTACGATCGTGATTTCCTTCAATCAAAATTTTTCTGCCATTCAATCGTTGCAAAATCTTTACAGCTTTGTCAGCTGGAAGAAATGCAACATCTCCTAGAATGTAAACGGTGTCATCTTGAGCAATAGTTTCATTCCATTCTTCTATCATTTTTTCGTTCATGTACGTTACATCATTATGAAATCTTGCTCTTGCTTGTGAACAAAAGTTCATAATGTTTGCGTGTCCAAAATGCAGGTCACTAGTCAACCAAGTTGTCATTTTTTTCTCTCTTATCTTTAGTAATGCATATATTATATAGTCAAGACAAAGCCCTGTCAACCAAATAGACTGACAGGGCATGTTGTAAAAAAAAGCCACAGTTAATCAGCGTACCAGATTTCTTTAAATCCTTCTGCTTCAGTCGGCATTTCAAAGTTATCAATCATACTTTTAACAACTTCTAATGGAACGATCTTGTTAGGACGATTGCTTAGTCTACGTTCTAATTCTGTCCAGTCCGGAGTCTTAAACACTACAGCAACATGCTCATAGTCTGGCAAGGCATTAAACTTACGTTTACGACTTGCCAAAGTTGTAGATGTTTGATCCCAAATAATGCGGCGACCTTCAGACTGCGCTTTTCGAACTCGACGCATCATTAAACGAATAGCTCTAGGCATTACCTTATCAAAAACTTCCGAATAGGTTGAACCCATTCGACGAGCAAATCGTTCTACAAAGTAATCTGTAGAAACTATTACGTAGTCACTTTTTGGAGTCCAGTAATTAATTCCAGTTTGACCAAATGAAACAAATCCTTTGATCCAGTCTTGATTGTCTAGCCAAGTAGATTTACCTGCACCAGGAACTCCAACTAGTTGATAACACACAGACATTACAATCCTCCACTCATAGAATCTTCCCTAAACCCAACCAAATCAATTGATCTAAATCTTGTTGATAGTCTTTGCCCAGTCTACGTTTTTCGTAGATAGCATTAAGAATATCTTTGCCATCACCGTAGTCGGTTACACCTGCGCCGCGGCTTTCCAATTCTTCAATTAAGTCGTCTGTGTCGAAGTCGCTGAGATCAACATCAACTTCAACTTCTTTGTACATAGTTTTATACATTACCAATTCTCCACGCCAGATATTTCAGTTTTAAACTCACCAGGGAGTCCGTTAATTGTGGTATGCACAATAAGCGCAGTAACACTACCAATGCCACTGTGGTTGTCTTGAATTAACTCAAAACTAGTAGCCTCCGGAAACTTGTCTATAGTGTCCAGAATCTTTTGAACTTCTTCTCTACATAGATACATTAATCAATACTCCTAAATGTACGCCAATCATCAATGTTTGGTTTTTCGTCAGCATCATATGTCCAACCCAAAGCCTTCATCATACGATGCTTGACTAGCAAGTTTGGACTACGGAAACGTTCTGTGTCATTGAAGCCCATCATGACTCCGACTTCGCACACAGCACCACTACGACATACGCCTGCATAACAATGCACAACAACATTCATACGGTTCTCTAATGCGTGTTGTAGCAGTCGAACAAGCTCTGCGGCCTGCTCGTGACTACACTTCATTGCTTCCTCTAACACTTCGTCTTTTTCTTCTACATCTAAAAATTCAAAGTTATGACGCTCTTTGAATTGGTGTTTAGCTTCAGGACGCCAGCTGGCAGGATCCACAATACTGATCAGCATACTGTTAGCGCCGGCGTCGTGATGGAATCCTGTTGGAATATCAGCGGCTGCTACATTTTCAATCCAAGGCATTATACTCGCTCCTTTAAGTATTTTATAGCAGATTCTAGTCTACTAATATCATCATTCATATTACCTAACCCTAAATTACATTTATGACAAAGCCAACCTCTAAATTTTCCAGTAGCATGATCGTGGTCTGCACACCAAACTCCTTTTTTATTAGGATTGTGTCCCTTTGCTTCTTCTTCGTTTCTGTTACAAATAGGGCATGTATAATCTTTAGGTCTAATAGGTGCAGTCGATTTTATCTTCTTCAATAAAGCAGATTGTTTCTTTGCACATGGTTTACATTCATATCTAAGATACTTTGCACCACCATCTGTACCAAACATTCCTAAAGGAAGATTCAATAAGCACATTCCGCAGGTTTTTGTTTTTTCATCAAGGCCTTCGAATAGTTCTTTTATCATGATGAACGTTCTTTTTTCACACGACCAATTCGGCTAGCCTTGTTCCAAGTGTAATCGTGACCACTTGGTAGTTTACCATTGCTCACTGTGTCAGCACCAAATATGCCAACGATTTCAAAATCTTTTCCAACGATAGTTACATATTCATTCATATGCTTTGCAACATTCATTGCTTCAGCAAGTGTAAGAACTTTGAGTGTTTCTTCTTTTCCTATTACGTTATACATATTGCTATTATATAGTCAAGTTGTAATGTTGTCAACTGGTGTGGTAAAATTAATCTTCTACCGATCCACATATAATTTTTAAAAAAAAACTACTACTAAATACTTTTTTAGGAGTTCAGAATGAACATAGGTGTGTATGGAGATAGTATTTCTAGATATGATCCTAACCAAGAATGGAATTTTGTAAGTTTATTAAAAAAAGAGTTTGATGCTAATATTGTCCATTCTGGAATCCCACATTGCAGTGAGGAAAGAATATTATTCAATTTAAAGAAAACTAAAAAACTAGATACAGCAATTATATTCCATGCCGCACCGTATCATATCTTTATGCCTAGCTGGAACAAAGATGTTTCGAACATAGACAAAACTACATTTGATAGAAAATACACTGCTCGAAATTGGGTAGAATCAATGTGGGGAACTGACTTTAAAGAACATGATTTTTATATTGATTTTTTTGAAAACGTCCCTAACGGAGCATGTTTACAATTATTAGAATATTATAACATTCATTTTGAAAACTATACTGATGCATTTATAAAATGGCAAGATGGGGATAGTAGTGAAATTAAACAAGCACTATTAGATCAGGTTCGAATAGCATCAGACGATGAAAAGTTTTACCAAGAACTTTGGACTGCTTTTGAACTAACTAGAAAATATATGTATCATCCAGATTTACAATTAAACAGATACTATGGGGCATTAATGCAAATTGATTCGTACTTGCATAATAAAAAAATACCCTGTGTACATTTTTTTAGTAAAGATCAATGGTACCCTTCTTGGTATACTATTACGTCTGGACCTGTAGATCTTTCTATGCGCGAGCTATATAAAGATAACAGCCAATATAACATTGGTTATCAACAATCTGCTAATGCAATGAACGCAGAAGGAAATAAGATAATTTTTGACAAAATAAAAGAACTGTTGGCAACTAGTAGCACAATACCTTAAATCAATATGCGACTCGTAGTAGAGTGGTCACTACACTTGGGACTGTAACCCAAGAAGCGGAGGTTCGAATCCCCCGGTCGCTCCATAATATAAAATCATACACAGTTAATGGTGCCGCCTCCCCGGATCGAACAGGGTTCCTCGGATTTTCAATCCGTTGCTATGACCACATCAGCTAAAGCGGCAAAAATAAAATGT